ACTGGCTATGGACTTTGATATGTCAAACATCAAGTCAACCCGCGAAGGAGAAAACCAAGCCGGCTTCTTCACGCGAAAAAACAAAACCAGCAAAAAGCAGCTCGAACACGAAAAAGCAGCAGCCGAATCAAAGCAGCGCGAAGCGCGCCCGGGGGACTCGGCAATCTGGGGCGGTCAAGGCGGAATGAATATGGGGTCTATACTGGGTGGAAATCAATTCCGTTCAGTAGCCGGAGAGTCAGTCGGTTTCAACCCGAAAGCCGCTGGCAACTTGACGGGACCTAAAGCGGCAAGTTATATTGCAGACCATGAGAACCTTACTGTGAAAAAGTAAATGAGAATCCCAGAAAATAACGAAGCTAGAGAAATTTTTTATCTTGATTTAATTCAGAAGTGCTTAGTTTCGTTAGATGAGCGCAAGGCGGATTACTCCTCTTTGCGTTCATGGTTCTTGTTTGGTAATGGTCCGGATGAGTCACCAGCAATCTTCAATAAGATTTATCCTCACATTGACCAGCTCACTAGCTTTCTATACTCAGCAGAGACAACAAGATTCTCCATTAATGTCGGTGCTTCGGTTCCAACATTAGAACAAATAAAAGTCCCAACACTAACCCGCGCCCTCAATGATGAGTGGCTCAATTCCAATGCAGACCAAGTGTTTAGCTTGGCATTGACATGGGCTTTAGTGTTCAACACGACTTATGTAAAACTGGTAATGAACAACGGTATCCATCCGTTTATGATTGAGCCGTCATCTATGGGTGTGCTGCGCGAAGATACGCCGCAGTCCGATAGACAAGAAGCCATTGTTCAAATTTATTACATCACTCGCAGCGAGTTGTACAACAGACTGTACAAGCATCCTAAGCGCGAGCAGATTGTAAGACGAGTCACTTCAGGCTATCACGCCAAGACTGATGAGGTTCCTGAAGGCGTTAATCGAATCATCATGTCTCAGTCACAGCCTGAGATGTACGGTAATGTGGACTTAGACCTTGCCGGACTTAATCGCTATAAGGCTCGCGTAGCTGAAGACACCATCAAGATGCACGAACTATGGGTATGGAATGACGATACCCAAGACTATCAAGTAGTCACCATGGCAGACCCCGATGTAGTTATTTATGACCGTCCGGGCGCATCATTATTTTTGAAAGGCGAATGTCCTTTCGTTCAGATTACTCCTAACCCACAGTTTGATTACTATTGGGGATTGTCAGAGGTTCAACGCCTTGTGCAGCTACAAGGCTTGCGTAACAACCGCATGACAGAGGTATTGGATTTGCTTTCTAAACAAGTAAACCCACCAACCGTATTTACTGGCTTTACCGGCATTACCGATGAGAAAGCATTTGCTTTCCAACGGGCAGGGTCTTTTGTGTCTAACGATATGCCTAACAGCAAAGTTGACCGACTCTCTCCTAATATGCCGCCAGAACTTTTTGAGGTGATACATGAAGTGGATGCAATGTTCGCTGAAGCTAGCGGTATCAGTAGCGTTCTTAGTGGTCGCGGCGAGCAAGGTGTACGCTCCGCTGGACACGCAAGCCAGTTGGCTAGACTTGGTTCAAGCCGCGCTAAAAAACGCGCTCTCATTGTTGAAGATAGTTTAGAGAAGGTAGCAACGCTTTATCTCAAGCTCATGCAAGCCTACGACAACACTCACTTCACAGATGAGTACGGCAACAAATTTATTGCAGAGCAATTTACTAAAGACTTTGTGGTTAAGGTGGACGCTCACTCTAACAGCCCAATCTTTACTGAAGACTTACGCGCACTTGCATTTAATCTATTTAAGGCGCAAGCTATTGATAAGCAATCTTTACTTGACTTGCTTGAGCCTCCAATGAAAGAATTGCTCAAGGATAGATTAAAGAAACGCGAAGAAAACGCAGCACAAGCTCAGGCAGGAGGCGCCGCTTCAGCAACACCAGCGCAGCCAAAGCCTAAAGGCGGTAAACCAGATTTGAAATTGGCGGAGGGTACATAATGGCAACTAAAGGCACAGTACAACCAAAGGCAGACCAGCCAAGGGTAAGCACTAGCTCGTTGCGTGAAACTCAAGCTCCAGCTAATTTGCAGTATCGTGTACAAGGTATTAAGACATTTACTGGTAGAGATACCCGTAAAAGTGGTAGAGAATTGGGTAGGGGATAATTTTTTTAGGAGAAAGTTATGTACAGAAAGCATAGCAAAAAGTCTCGCAAGACTCGCCGTTAATTAAAGGTTTCCTTCACGGAAAAAGGGTGTGGCTGCCTTCCCTTGAAATAGGTGACCGCTTTAATAAGGAGTCATTAACATGGCACGCAAAGCTCGTAAAGGTCGTAAAGCTCGCAAGTAATCCCTTGTGGATTGCTTCGGTTTGACCGAATCCGTCCTGAGGGGGGCGGGAACCAAAAAGAATACCCCCCACTTGACAATTTGTGATAGTTAGAATAAATAGTACTTAACTGTTAATTAAGGAAATATATGAGCGTTCCACCAGACAGAATGATGGAGTTAATAAAAGGACAGCAACCTACTGGTGCTGGTGCCCCAAACATTATCCCTGAACCACAACCGGGCGGTATGTCGGATTCTTCAACAGCTCCAATGGGCACTCCAATGTCCACGCCTGAGCCTAAGATGGGCAACAAAGAAGGCGCAATGGTCAATATTTCAATGGCTCAAGACTTGCTAGAGCAAGCGCTCCCTTCAATTGGTTCAGACAGCGAAGAAGGTAAAGCAGTCCTCAATGCCATTAATGTAATCAATAAAATTATTGGTCCCCGTAAAGGTAAGACCAAAGAATTGCAGCAATCTGAAATTTTGCAGATGCTTCAAAACTTGCCTCAAGCTGGTGGTGCAACGCCTGAAGGTACAGCAATGTCTAAAGCACCGGCAGTACCGAATTTGCCTCCAATGCCAGCAATGGCAGCGGCGGGTCCAACACCTCAACCAAGTCCAGCTCAATAAGGAGAAATCATGGATTTATTTAAGCCAAGAGGCGCGAGCCAACCTCGCCGTCCTACTGACAACACACAACAACACGGCGTTATCACTAACACCCCACGCTTTTCACAGCTTGGCGGTTTAGATAGCCCAGTTAAAACCGGTCCTAAGAACAAGATGCAAGTTCAAAAGCCCGGCGATGGTAAAAAAGTAATCTAAGTCAGAAAAGGGGATAAATTATGAGCTTAGAAGACCTATCATTTGAAGCAAGAGACCAATTGGCTGCCTTAGCGCAACAATTGTCTGAGAATCCTGAAACTCGTAAGGAATTTTTGCGCTTGACCAAAAAAGCCAAGCCAGATTTGAATATTCCTGAATTAGAGATTGAGGATTACACAAATAGAGCGGTTTCTGCGTCTCAGAAGCGTGTCGAGGAATTAGAAGCAAAGTTGCGTGAGCGCGATGCTATCGAAGACCTTGAAAAGCGCCGTAGCAAGCTAATGAAAAAAGGCTTGGCAAAATCTGATGAAGACATCGAGCAGATTGAAAAAGTTATGCTCGAAAAAGGTATTACGAATCACGAAGTCGCAGCAGAGTATTGGGACTGGATGAAACAATCCGCTGAACCAACACCTACTGGATATAACCCAAGCGCAGTCAGCAAGTTCGATTTAGGTAAATACTATAAGAACCCTGTTGGCGCCGCTAGGGATGAGGCTTCAAAAGCGCTAGCGGACCTTCGGAGAAATCCGAAACCGATTGGTTTTTAACAGGGGATATTTTTAATCGGAGATTATTATGCCTATTGGTGGCGGAATCGTTCCAGCAACGGGTACATCGCAATACAATGAGCTTACTTATGTAACTCGTAGAGCGTTTATACCTAAGCTAGTAGTACAGCTTTACAACAGTACACCCTTGATGGCTGCGTTGATTGCCAACAGTCAACAGGCTTCTGGTGGTGTGTCCTCAGTAACCGTTCCAGTTCAGGGTTCTCAATTTGTGAACGCCCAATGGTCTGACTATTCTGGTTCTTTCAACCAGCCTTCAGTCCAGCAAGGTGCTTTCAATGCTGAGTTCGACTTGAAATTGATGATTGCTCCAGTACCGTTCCTCGGTATGGAAGGTGCAGTTCAGCAAGACGCAGCTATCATTCCATTGATTGAAGCTCGTATGAACGATGCAACCAATGTAATGATGGATGCAATGGCAACTGCCTTGTACACCAACACTACAAACAACCAGCAATTTATCGGTCTTCCAGCAGCAGTTTCAAGCTCTGGTACCTACGGTAATATTAGCCGTAGCACCTATACATGGTGGCAGTCTAAGCAATATGCCGCTGGTGGTGTAAACCCAACTCGTCAAAACATCCTGCAATACATTTCTGGTACCGTTAAAAACGGCGCTGAAATGCCTAGCTTCGGTGTTTGCGGCTTTGGTACATGGACATTATTGGCTCAAGACTTCGTAGGTCAAGAACAGTATGTCATCACCCCCGGTCATGGTTTTGACGGCGATGCTAACGGTCCTCAAGCTGCTTTCCGCGCTTTGATGGTCGCTGGTGTACCTATCTACCCAGACCCATATTGCCCTGAAGGTACTGTGTACTTCCTCAATACTAATTACTTGTCTCTGTACATCCATGAGCAAGGTTCATTCGTATTTACAGGATTTGAGTCCACTCTACCAAACTGGCAGATTGGTTATGTTGGTGCTGTGTTAATGATTGCGGAATTGGTTAATACCAAGCCTAAGTCAATGACTCAAGTGACCGGTTACAACTCACTTTCTATCTAAGGAGATAAACCATGTCATTAGCTTCCAATAAAATCCTAGTATCGAATGTAGCAACCAACGCTGCGTCAGCTTATTTTCAAGCCTACGCTGCTGGTAACGCTACCGTTGTATTGCCAGCCGGCATCTATTACATCGCTCCTACTGCCAATGTCACAATCGAGTTAAACACCGATACTGACGGCAACATCAGCAATGCAACTTGGGCTGTTGTTGTGGCAAACAATACTGGCGGCTTGTTTATCGCTGACGGCTACAATGTGCGTGCAAATGTGCTTTCTGGCACACCAACAATCACATTGTTTGCTACTAACGGCGGTCAACCAGTATCAGGCACATACAACAAATAAGGAGCAGCCATGTCTAGCGTAGATTCAGTAGCACAAAATACGGCGGTAAACTTTGGCAACTATGCCATTGCTT